GGCTGGTCCACGGTTGCGAAGACCTACACCTTGTCCTCCGGGGTTCATTGCGGCCATACCTGCATTCGCTTGTCCTGCCAACGCCCCTGCGAGTTGTGGAGGAATGTTTCGTGTAGGTAAGGCACCGGGCTGACCCATACCGCCCATTGGGGGGCCTCCGCCTTGAGGAGCGCCGGGTGGCATTTCCTGCTTCTTGTAGATGAATCGGATGTCACGGCCGCCCTCTTCAATGAGTTCAGCCTGATAACCAAGTTGAGCCATACGCTGTGCAATGTTGACTTCCATCTCATCACGACGCAAGCGTGTGACTTCGTCTTCCTCTTCGTTGGGATAAAGCGTGAGTTTCCAATCGTGAACATCCATCTCTTCCATCAAACGAGGGAACAGGTTCTCAGTGTACACTTTGTGTCCGAACTCAACAGCACGGTTGGTGACAAGGACTTGAAGTCCTTCGTTGTTCAATCCGCCACCCGAAACATCGTTCATAAAGACATTTGATACGCCAAAGAATGATGAAATACGCTGTCGTATATCGTCTTTGATGGGTATATATTGGAGTTCTTCAAGGGTGTCCATCATACGGACATACTCAAGACCACCACGACCACTCTCCGTTTCAACACCAACAGTGGGAATGTAGTTCGGGTCACGCTCAAGGTGTTCCTGTATGTTTCGTGCTGTTCGCTCCACCGTTTCAAGGTTGGACGATTTAATCACCATAACACCTCTTGGCATTCTTCGCTTTTGATAAGCGGAATACACATAGTTGTCCATTGAAATGAGTGTGTTGACTTGACGCCATAGTGTGGCGACAGGAGAACGACCATAGAGTTTAGACGGCGACCATTTGCTGATGTGGAGGACTTCGCCCTCGGTATAGACTTGACCTGCACCCACACCTGCAAGGTTGATGTAATGAACAGGCACGACTGGCAAACCAGTCTTGGGGCACTTTTCGTCTTTGTTGCCTGTTCGGAATGAACGGTCAAGGAGGCTGGTGTATTGCTTTCCTCCACGCACACCACGCTTGTCGGCAACAATACGCATGAATATGGGGTCAGCACGGGTTATTTCTTTGATGCGATAAAATTGCGGCTTGCCAGTTGTTGGATCTACAAAGTATTCTTTTGTCAGTATGATGTAAGCATCGTCAACGATATTCAAATCCATTTCTATTTCACGGAGAACTTCAAGGAACGATTGAGCCATTCGGTTTTCGGATTTCAACAAAGCGTCAGCATATTCCAATTGCCCTTTATCGGCAGGTCGGACTTCGCTTCCGCACTTCAAACATGACTCCACTTCTTTTTGGTATTCCTCTTCGCACTCTCGGCATTTTGAAACGAACTTTGGTTTCCACACCCACCCCTTTCGGAATGTTTCGGTAGCAAGGTGATTGAGGATAGAGCGCAAAACAAGACACTCAAAAGAAGCCGCATAGAGGGCTGGAATGGTAATTCCCTGCAAAAGTGCTGGTTCTTGAACACCGCTTTGAAACAATGGCATTTCGGGTGTAGGTGTTGAATGGCGTTCCATATCCACACCGAGTGCGGCAAACAAACGATCAATGCGCTTCTTATCGGCGACCATTGACAATCACCTCTTTCCATTCTTCTAAGCCTTCGGTTGATGTATTCCATTTTTTGAGCATTGACACTTGATCTTCGGCCTTTGCTTGATTGAAAGCAATAATGCGCCCTGCGTTTTCATCCCCTTCAAGTGCTGAAAGCAAAATGGCCGCATACGGGAATTGCTTTTCCAAATACGGCAGTGCGACTTTAGCCGCCTCATAAACAGCCCGATCTCCTTCAATTAAGAACTGGCGACCCTCCCACATAATGCTCTCCACACCCAATTCCCTCTTCAAAACATTGGTGTAATCATCGGCACGCTTTGTGCTAAACGGCAGGGCAAGGCGGGGGACGCCCGCTTTAGTGATGGACATTTCACCACCAACCTCCCATAGATTGCCGATGAAAGAATCAATGCGTTTCAAAAAGACAGGGGGTTTGTTTGCCCCGTAGTGCAGTGTCCTGTCGTCATATTTAGTGCCCTTTCCGACCACCTTCATGTCAAATAAGTGCCCGTAGGTTTTGATGAGTCCAGCGACTTCGGCGGTGGTTGCATCCACTCCATAACTGGTGATTGTGGCGGCGTTCATGTCGCCGTGCTTTTGTAGTGTGTTAAGGCACTCTTTGAGAACACTCCTTTCCCTGCGACTCAATCGTTGTTCAGCATTCAACCTATCGTGCCACGCTTTCCAAATCGTTTGGCGTTCGTCTTGACTTTCGGCCTTTTTCACACCGGCCACTGTTTTCCTTAATTGGTATTCCAGCCGTTCGGGATAAAGTGTGAGAAGGTTGAAATCGTTGTCGTGCAATTCTAACAGCCCCCAATCGTTTTCGTCCCACCAATCAAACGCTTTTAGGACAGCATGTTGCTCTTGGCGCAATAGTTCAACGACCGCAGGTATCGCTTCGGTTTCACCCGCTTTTTGAAATAATTCAATCAGATCTGAACCACTCATTCCTATTTCGTCTTTGAAAAATGATTTGCTGACACCAACAACAGGCGTCGCCGTAGTGCCGGGTTGCTCGGTTGGGTTGCTTGGCTGGTCGCCGCCTTTCATGCCTGTTATCTCGGAACCTGCGGTTGCTTGAGGTGGCATGGGTTGTCCTGTTGGGGGCGGGGTTTGTTGTTGTTGCTGTTCGGGCTGTGCCAATTGTTGCTCTTGTTCACTCGTTTCAATTTGCTGTTCAGTTTCAGCCAATTGCTGTTCCTGCTGTCTTTTCTGATCGAGAAGCCCGGTGATTTTGCCTTTCGCCGCATCCAAAAGTTTCGGAGCCGCCTCTTGACCGATTTTCTTTGCGGCGATAGGTGCTAATTTCTTAGCCGCTGGCACTGCCGCCCGTGCCGCTAAACCAAGCAAAGGAACTGCTTTTACTATCGCCTCATCAATTGAGCGAACCTCATAATCCCACATAATTCGTGTCATATTTCACTCCACCCAAGCCGTTGCGTCCACGCCGCCCCATCAAGGACGACAATGTTGTCCCTATATTCCTTTGTCGCTTGAACTGCAAGAGCAAGGGCAATAACTGTATCGTCATGCTTGCCCAGCGATTCCATTTTTCCATTAGGCAACATAGTGAACATTGAAAGTTCATTGAGTAGGGTGTCCATCATGCGCCTTGTCCTGCCTTCGTCTTTGTAAGGCAAAATCAAATGACGCTGTTCAAAGTGCAATTGAAGTGAGTGCATAATCGCTTCTTTTCTCATGCGGCTCATGGTAAATGGTTTGATAGGCAAGTCGCTAATTTCTTTTAGCACTTGGTGGAACGCTTGAGCGAAATTGTTTGTTTCCAGTTCAACAATGACTGGATTGAATCGGGCATTCAATTCAATAATTTTGTCAATTTGAGAATTAAAGTCCATTCCCTTTTCACGGTGCATCCAAACAACACGCTTATGTCGGTTTTCGTCCATAGCCAAAACGCACATGCAAGTATAGTCGGCTTTTCGGTCGGGGCTGATAGCAGGATCCCAGCCGATGTAATAATTGACATTCTCATCAAAGTCGCCCGCATACGGGTCAAAGACAAAGGCATGGTCTTCGTCTTTACACGGATCAGTCATGTCCACTGGGAATAGGCTTGATTCACTGGCAATAGGTTTGCACAGGTATTCACGGGTGAAAGCAATTGAAGTCATTTCGCCACGCCGTTGTTGTAGTGCTTCAAGCGACCAGCGTTCCGGCCATAGAGGATGTCCAGTTTCTTCGCTTATTGCTGGGTATTCTCCCACTTTGTAGCCTTTCAAACCCTTGAGTTCTTGGTATAAATCGGTGTATGAAAACGGAGTTCCGACGATACATAACTGTGCAGTGTGGTGGAGAACAGGCAGGAGGGCTGTGTAAAACCATGAAGCAATATGCGTCAATTGGGTTGCGGCTTCACTGGACAATATGTCGTCCAGCACTACAATGTCGGGGTGGGCACCACGAACTGCTTTGCCGACTGACATAGCCGATATTGAGGACTTGTTAGTGAACTTGAACTTCTGTTTAGCCCACCCACGCTTTGGCTTCAAATGTTGAAGTGTGGGTATTGATTCAATCAATTCGTTCATTTTCGCCATGTGTTCAATAGACTGGTGTTGGCTGTGTGAAAAGAATAACACTTCTGTGCCGGGATTGTAAGCCATTTTCCATAACAAATAGACACGATAAAACACGGACTTTCCATGATCACGAGAAGCAATAACACATGTTTTGTTATGGTTCTCGCTCATTTCAAACCATTCTTGGTGAAAGTCGGCGACCATGTAATTTTCTTCTTTTCCGCAAATGTCTTCAAAAAAATACTTGAAATCCCTGCGCCCCATCTCCCAATCCACTTGACGGGCGAGATCTGCAACGGGGGCACTCATGGCGTTCACCGGCCACTTGCTTCTTGTATATCTTCAGCACTTATGCCGTGTGCGTCCTCTAAAGTTCCGGCATTGTTGTAAATTGCCGACTGTGCTGATTTGTTGCCGTTTCTTGCGGCTTCCATAATCTCGCTAATCTCGTCGGACGATGCACTGCCGCTAATACTCAAACCGTATTCTTTTTCGGGTGCGCTTTCTTCACTTGGCTCGTTTTTTTTTGCGGCCTGTCGTTCTCTTGAACGAAGTGCCGCATCACCCAGTCCTTTAACAGCGGTTTTCTTTGGATTCTTGGTGCGCTTGCGTGCTGGCTTTGCTTTGTTGGCGAACGGTTTGCTGGGGTCTTTCCCTGCCTTTCGCTTTTCGGCGACAGCATTCACGCTTGCGAGAGCCGAGCCTTTCTTTGGCTTGGCTTTGGAGGTTTTTGCCTTTACATTCGCCGCACCCTTCTTTGGCTTGGCTTCAATCCTTTCAGCCCCTTCACCAATTTCCATTTTAGGTGCTTTTTTAGAGGTTGTTTCCTTTACCTTTGCCGCACCTTTCTTTGGCTTGGCTTTGGAGGTTGTTTCTTTCACCTTGCTTGCACCCTTCTTTGGAGGTGCTTCTTCTCGCATTTCTTCGGTGCCTTCAAGTGCGCCTTTCTTTTTTGCTTCGGCGACTTCTTTGCCCTTTTTGGTATTGCTCACAGCCTTTGCGGCTGGGCCTTTCTTAGCGGCCTTCTTTGGAGGTGCTTTTTCTTGCTGTTCCTCCGGCATGACATTGTATTTTTCGTTTCGCATTTTTTCCCTGCGCTTTCTTTCCATTAAGCGGTTATCTTTTCCGCTTCTTGCTCTTGGATCTTGCTTGGCCTTGTCGGCTTCGCTTCGCTCGTTGATTTCATTTTGAAATCCTGTGCGTGCTTTGGACGGAGGGCCGACCATTTCACCGGGTTTGTTTTCTCCGGTTGATTCGGGCAACATCCTATCTTCGCCCACAGGTCGTGGTGAACGGTCGGGGAGAAGTCCTTTCACACCTTTGCCACCAGTAGGCAGTGGATTGGTGAGGCGTTCCTCTTGCTCGTTGATTTGTTCAAAGTCGGCTTCGGGGGTTTCTTCCATCACATCAGCACCTTCAATGCCGTCCCACCAATTTGGGTTTTCTTCGGCATATTCCTCCATCGGTTGCATAACATCACCGTGTTCAGCCGGACTATATTGAGGTTCAATTTCAGTATTGAAGTCGGGAGGCAGTTCTTCTCGTTCTTCTAATCCGTTCATTTGACCGAACGGATCAACGAACTCTCGCTGTTCCTCCACTGGTGCTGGGGCTTCGGGTCGGGGTTGCCTCATCGGCTGTTCCTCCACACCAGCAAAGCGGTCATAGAAGTTGTCGTCCACTGGCTCACGCATGGCCTCCATGCCAGCCTCAACGGCGGTCGGAGGGGTCATGTCCTGTGCTTCTTGCATAGGGGACGGCATTGGTGTTTCAGTCATTTTCGCCCTTGTAGCGGCTCGGAGGTCGTTGCCTTGCTCGGCTTGTTGAGTTTGTTGGGTTTCGGCTTCTCGCTGTTCCCGAAGGGCATTCATTCTGTCCCATTCGGCTAAATCATTAGAACCGGCTCTTGCGTTTCTAACGACAGACTGTCTTGTTGGGAAACCGTC